TAAGAGAGAATTCAATTGGGATATCACCAACCCCGACAAATCTCCGATGGATAAGAAATCCATCCCTCGAGAGGATCTAATATTTCTCCAAAGGAAATTTAGAGAACAGGGCTCTTGTACTTTCGCCCCCCTCGAATTACCTTCACTTTATTCCATGACCCAATGGATTCGATCTGATGAGAAACCTAAGAAGGAACAAACTATTGAAAATTTGCGTACTGCAATTTCTGAGTTTTTCCACTATGGTAAGGTTACGTTTGAATTTGAACGTGCCCGACTCAATAAAGTGATACAGATACTAGACTCGTCAAAAGTCTACACTCAATCTTATGAAGATTTGATGGCTGCTTACCTGCAGAATGCATTTCTTTGTTAGACTGTTCCGTCCCCTATGACTTTAAACTGGAATTGCAGAAATATCACGTGATCAAAAACCTGATATCCTGAAGCAATGTGATCTTGTCACTTGACGTGCTGTTACGTCGATTGATATTGCTGTTGCTAAGTAAACTTAACAAATCCTAGTACCAACATTTAGGCCTTTGTTGGAATTTCTAGAAAACTGGTCTGCACAATCATCTACTAAAGAAGAAAAGAAAACTCTCTTAGAGACCAAGGAAGTCGGTCCTGAACAACAGATCGAACTTACCCATTTTAATGACGCTGAAGAAGAAATCACCGTCATGCCCGTTTTGTCATATACGCAAATGCATGCGAAGATTGACAACCCCTTTCCGAGACAAGTCCCGTCTCACATTTTAAAACGAAACTATTTAGTTGCAGAGTTACTCTGGACAGGCCCGTTAGTGACATATAATGTCGTTTTTCCTGAAGTTTTGTTTGCCGAAAACTCGATTCAAGATGCTCTTTCATCTTTCTTGTATTTTCGCGCTGGTGTTAAAATTGAAATTCGGATGAATTCTACTCCGTATCATATGGGAGCTATTATTGTATGTTGGAAGCCATGTACTTCCGATTTGTCACCCTCCCTTTACACCGCATCTGGATTGCGTCCGATTACATTATCCGCATCCACTCAGCAAGCTTGTACCTTTACCATACCTTATCTTAGTCCTAAAACTTGGATTCGGTTGGATTCATTTGACACTGCAGAGATTGCTACTGTATCTCTTGTGTCG